AAATTAAGAGATTCAAAATTGTTTTTCCAATTTTATTTGACGGATCATTTCATTCGCCAATGCTGTGATATCGTTATCACTTCTCACGCTCACGCCGGAAATATTCACATTGATTCTTGTTCATCAAACAAGTTCATCGTTTGGAATAATGCTTCAAGCAGAATTTGGAACAAAGACTTCCGGTCATCTTTCTCCAACAAGAATTGGAACATTTCATTGAACATTTCAACCGTTTGCAAATCCAACAAGAGATTTTGCGGAATCAATCCGTCATGAAACTTTTTCTTTTGCTCATCAAGCGAATTCTGCAATCTTATTCGCAACCTTTACCGCCCGATCTCGCAATTCTTTCATTTTTCAAATCACTTTTTCCAATGCAACGCAAAGAACGTCTTTCAAATCTTTTGCCGTGTTGTTGATCCATGTTCAAAGCATTTCAAGCAAATCGATCCATGCTCTCAAACCTCCGTTGTTCTCGTCCATTGGGTGCAAAACGGAATGAAGCGTTGAAATGAATTCGTCTTGCAAATATCCTCAAAGAGTCTTGTGTTCCGCTTCCGCAAGTGCGATTTTATCATTCAACTCTTGCGTCTTTGCCGTGTATATTTCAAGAGGAATTGTTCCCTCATTATAATCAATCGTCAATTGTTCAAGTTCCGCTCTATAATCCGCAATTTTTTCATCACTTGTTTTCAATTTTGAATCAAGAGTGTATAATCAAGCAACAACCGCCCCAATTGCAACAACTCGTCAAGCCGGTCAAGATAATATTGCAACGATTGTTGATAATGCCGGAATAATAGTTGTGCAAGCAAACGTCAATCATGCAACCGCCGTTGTTATCATCAAAATATTTGCCGTCAATTCCGGATTTTTTTCAATCCAATCCGCAACTTTTTCAATAATTGGAGTAATTTTCGTCAAAAGTTTATCGAAAACGGGAATCAATGCGTCTCCGATCGTGTTCTTTGTATTTTCCCGAGTTGCATTCAATCTCGCAATCTTCTCTTGCGTTGTCAATTGAACTTCTCCGGCTTCCGCAAGTTCTTTCTTCCCTTGTTCGATAACTGCATTCACGAGAGCTTGTTTCTTTTCTTCGTCCGTCAATTCTTTCACGGTTTTTCAAATACTTTGTGCATATTTTTCATTTGCTTCTTCCGCCTTTATAACGATTCAAAGATTGTCAAGAATTTGTGCGGATCATCTTCAAAGTCATGTTGTAATATCATCGAGAGCTTCTTCCATTGTTCTTCACATTGCTTGCCCTTTCAATCTTGCAACTTCAATCATTGTTGCCATATCTTCCGCAGAATTCACGATCCCCAAAGCATAAGCCTTATTTGCACTTGCCATGAGTTGCGTATCTGCAACCGTTCCTTGACTTGCCTTTCTCATTGCGTCAATCATATCTTTTGAAGCAATTCAAGCGGATTCGGAAAGCCTTTCAAATGATTTTTGCAACGGCTCGTTCTCGATTGAAGCGTCAAGGAATTTTTTTCATAATGCAACAAGTCAAGCGGAAACGGCTCCGCTTGCAATCTTGATCGTGTTCAAATTCTTTTTGATTTTATCTCAAAGCGTGTCAAATGCTTTGCTTGCATTATCTTTCGCGTTGATCACAATATCAATATTCTTTGTTGCCATTTATCTTCTTTTATTATTAAAAGCAATTTTTCTTTTTTTTTCTGCCTTTGAATCGGATTGCCGTTTCAATAATATTATTTGAATCACGTTTCGAGGTGTTTCCATGAATTGATCATGAGTTCGATGATATTTATCAATGAATAATGTTTCCAAAACCTCGATATTTCATCAATCAAATTTTCCCGCATTATTCAACTTGTCAAATTCATATATTATTGAATCTTTTTTTTTTCGTCCAATCCATTTGCAAATCTTGTCTCGATTTCTCACATTGTTTCCGTCAATTCCGTGAAAACTTTTAAATCTGTCAAATTTTCAATCCATTCCCTTTTCTCTTGTTCGGTTTTCGTTTCCCCGTTTATTTTCAAACATAATGTTGGAAACAATTTGAAAGCAAGTCAAATTTCATCTTGATCCTTTTGTCGTTGCTTTGTAGCCATTGAACAAATTTGAAAATCTTTCATTGTGATTAAATCTTTAAATTCAATCTTTGTTTCTCAAAAAGTTTTTTCCATTTCTATATGCAATTAAATTATAAAACAATTATTCAACAACCGGAAGAATAACGCAACGACAATTCGGGTGCAATGGAGGATATGGAGTGTTTGAATAATCAAGTTTCATTTCATGTCCGTCCGCTCCGATTAAAACGTTGCCTTGATTGAAGAAGTTCTCATTCAATCAAATTATTTTTCAATTCATCGGTCAACAAAATTCGCAAACTCTTTCATCAAGAGCCGTGTATCGTTGCTTTTTTTCAACAACTCCGGATTCTTCTCGTCAAATTTGAGATCATCGGTTTCATGCTCTTATTGTTTCCGTCCTCACGATCAAATCCGCCCTTGTTGTCTTCAATTCATTAAATGTTGAAAGAAGCAAATCTTTTCAATTGTCGAAAGACAATCATTTCTCCAAAATTGTCGTGAAGTCTGCAACGAGTTTCTTGTTTGTGTCTTCGTCAATGGATCATGCAAATTTTTCAATATTCTTCATGAGTTGTTTCTCCAATGCTTCGGAGATTATAAAATCACGAACAATTCAAACTTCAATCAATGCTTGTTCCGCTTCCATTTTCACAAGTTCGTCTTGTGCGTCTTTTAAATATGAATAATAAATCAATCCTCGTTTTGCCATTGATAGCAAAGGGAATTTCAATTCCGCTTTTTTATTCACTTTCATTGATTTTCATTCTTTCACGTTTTCTTTATATCGTGATTTATATTCTTTCAAGATTTCTCTTTCTTGTTTTTCAAATACTCTTTGAATCTTTGCAAAATATATTTCATCAAACTTATTGTTTCTTTGGATTTTCCTTTCCCAATATTTTTGATTGTATTCTTCCGTTCAACGAGTGTTTTCTTTGATTTTCTTCTCGATTATCCCTTGAACTTTCCCTTTGAGTTCAAGATTTTTCATTTCCGGAAAATTCAATCATTTATCGAGATCAACGATTTCTTGTTCTTCGTTTCCGGCGTCGCTTCATGCTCCTCAAACTCCGAGAATATAAGCGGAACGAAGCTTGTCTCAATCCGCAACCGGAGGAAGATTTCTTGTTGCCCTAAACTCATTCAAAGTCATTGCATTTGCCAACCGATCTTGCCTTGTTTGTTCGAGATCTGTTGGAACTATGTTCACGAATTCAAATCGAACTCATTCTCCAAATAATTCATAATTGAAAGCCTCCGCAATCCTTGTCGCAAGAGGTTTCACAACTTCCCTTGCAAAAATTCCTTGATAAGCACGAACATTGAGATTGTTTCATGATCATTCTCAAAGTCAAATCATTGCTTTTGGAACACGGAAGAATCAAAGAATCTCATCACGGTTGAAACGTCTTGATTCAACGAAATCCATTTCTTTTTGACTTGCGTTGATTTGTTTATATTTCAAACCTCCCGTCAAGATTCAAACTTTGTGCGAATTATCTGTTCAACGATATTTTTGCTCCCATTTATTTTGGATTTGATTCACGGTGTCTTGATTGAGATTTTGTTCCGTTTCAAGAACTCCGTCAACGCTTGCATTATTATAAAAGAATTTCCAATTCCATTTGCTTGCTTGATAATCTGCGTCAATTGCTGTTGCAATTGCTTGAACTTCGGAAAGTCAATCAATATTCAATGGATAAGGAAAACGAGGATTGAAATTTTGAATTGAAATAATCTCATCAACCTCGAATCTTTTTTTCTTATTTGTTCAATAATTATATTCGTAATATTCAATTGAAGTTTGAGAATCGTTCAAAACTGCATGAACTAAATCGGAACGGAGAACGTGCAATCAAACAACTTTGTTTCCGATTTTGTTCTTCCAAATATACGCCCCTCATGATAATTTCATATAAGAAACGACATTCAACAATAAGTCATAAGTTATCAAATCCAACAAAGGATCGTTGATTGGTTTTCATTTCCCGTCGGTTGTTTGCCTTTGTAATTGTGCAACCGCTTGGGCAATTGTTGAAACTGCAACAAAAGCTCGTCATTTATAAAAATTCAAATAATCCGTTTTTGATAACTTGTGGAGATCACGGCTTGAATATTCCTTGTATATATCAACAAACAATCCGTCATCAATTCCGTGTCATGTTGTTGAGACGAATTCTTTCTTGTTTGATTGAAATATTTTGCTAAACCAACTCATTTTGATTATTTTTTTGAATTAAAACCTTTTTTCTTTGATTCCTTTTTTTCTTCAACTTTTTCTTCCTTGATTTCCTTTCTGTCTTTTATTCTTGGAAAAAACTTTTTTTCTTCTTTCATGTTGTTATTTGATAGGAACTAAAACACGACAATTCAAATTGCTTGATAAATACAAGCAAGGTCATTTTCACAAATCAATTTCTCAAAAGTTTCCTTGCGTTGCGTCAACTTGTTGAACGACTCCGCCTAATGTGAAATCTTGATCAAATGCGTCAATTATTTTTTCAAAACAATTGAGAACAATATCCATTGCGTCCGATCTTGAAATTTGATTCATTTCTTGAACGATCACAATATTGAATATAAAATCCCTATAATTGTTTGCGGTGTCTGCAAATTCGCTTTGTAATTCAACCGGCTCGAACATAACGAAAGGGAATCATGAAACGTCTTGCGTGAAAACATTTGAAACTCATGCAAAACATTTTCCCTCTCCGGTCAATCCGTCGAGTTTTGTTTTTATTGCGGATCTCACATTTTGAATTGTTATCATTTATTATTTTGTCATTTTATAAATCATTTGATTGATTTCGTTTTGGAATATTTCATCAACTTGATTTTCTCATCTTTCAACCGCCCTTTCCATGAATGGATTTGCCTTTGTTCATCTTCTCATGATTGAAAGCCAAACGCTTCAAGGATTCAAACCGTGTCTCAATGCCCATTCTTCAATCTTGCTTCGTGGTGCTTTGTGTGGACGTGTTCCCTCATGAACAAAGATTGCATATTCAACCGGATTGAACAATCTTCAATAATACTTGCGGAATTCCGTTTGAAATGAACTTCTCAATCTTCATTCATCAACCGGAGTTTCTTCCATTGCGTATCTTTGAAGCAAAGTGATTGATTTCCTTATTGACGTTGAAAGCATTTTTTCGATCGTTTCACTTCAAAAATTCTTCTCGATATCTTGCAAATGCTTTTTGTTGATTTCAACGTCTATCATTTTTTATTCATTCTTTGGAAGAACTAAAACAACACGAACACGATCAATCCTAATTCCTTTCACATGAGCAAACGATTTCACTTGATAATCTGTTCAACCAATTGAAAGAATGTCGGATTCTTTCACGTCAAACGGATAATCACATTCAAAATTCCAAACTTGCCCAAACCTATTCAATCAAACGTCTTGATTATTTGGAGAAGACGGAGACAAATATCCTTTCGCAGTTGTTCACGTTGCAGAATAGCTTGATTTTTTATTCCCGCTTGTGTCCGTTGTATATGTCAAACGCTTGACGGTTGCCGTGTAATAATCGAGCTTGAATATACTCATGTTCTTTAAATAGCAATAATTAAATATTTATTTATCAATGCTTGAACATTGCTTGTCATTGTTTCATGTCCGAATGTGATTGTTGTTCATGAAACACTTTCGGAATTGATTCAAGCTGTTTTCTGTGATTCAATCAAATTTCCAACCAATAAAGCAAGAGCCGTTTTCAAGTCTGCATATTCTCTTGGGATATTGTTGAAATCGGAATAAATAAATTCAAATTCAATCTTTATATTTGAATATCATCTTGGAAGTGAATTCTTGAAAACAACTTGTCCGTCATCTTTCAATAAATATGAATATTCGTCAAAATCGATCCGATTTGGTGCTTCTCGCGGATTCTCGTTGTATTGAACGGAAGTCAATTCTTTCACGCATTTTCAAAGGAACAAGATTTTTTGTCCCGCTCCGTCAAACTTTTTTTCTTGATCTCATAACGCAAGCAAATCAACTCACGTCAATTCATAAATCTTTGCAACTGCGGATTGAATATAAATTCAAAGGAGTGTGTCTTGATCCGTTCAAGAGATTCACAAAATTTGTTTCACAAATGTGGTTGCATATCAAAGATTTTGTGCGTCGGTTGTTTGTGCCATTTTATATTGAGT